TATATCATCAAATAGAATTTCTTTTGGATACCCAGATTCAGTATCTGGATCTCAGGTTAAAATATATGCAACCCTGTATGACTTCAACGACAACATTGTTTATCCGAAAACGCAACTATCAAAAGTCAATCACCTAGAGTGGATAAACTTTATAGATATAAATTCTAAATACTTAAAGTTTGACATAGATATAGCAGCAACAGACGCAACTAAGTATCCGCCATCAGTCAAATACTTCAGCATTGAAACTTATCCAATGTCATCATCCACAGCATCCTATACAGAAATACTTGATGACGGTGGAGATAGGATAAAAATAAGATCCTCTGCTTCTGCTAACATCTTTCTTCCAGAAGAAGATCAGACTCCCACTATATTTGTAAATAATACATCTGGAATAAAGATATATAGAAACTATGTAGATATTGAGTTTAGCCCACTTCCAAAACTGCTAAATCCAAAAATCTATTCAAGTCTTCAGGCCATATTCGATGCAAGAACAGTTAATCAAAATTCTGCTCAGCCGCTTGATTCATCAAATACAGCCTCTTGGTTTGATGTGTCTGGAAACAATAAAAATCTTTCTGCAATATCTTCCATTATGCCTTCATACAGAATTCAGTCACTAAATCTAATTAGAAATAATGAATCAAATGGTACAGAAGATGGAACAACTACTTTTATAACTGCAAGCAACTCTACAATCGTGTCGTCAAACCTAGCATATTCTTCTGGCGTACGGTCGATACAAATATCACCATCGGGCGCATCGAATGAGTCATATGCTTATTTTAATAGTGCAAGTGGACTAATGCCAAATAAGGTATATACAGCAGTTGGAACAATTATTCTAAATAAGCCACAAGAGAACTCATCTCTTAATACAAATGCAAGAAAAATATATATGGGTTTTGGTGCTACAAACTATTCAAGCCAAGCAGCATCAAATTCAATTGGAAGCACAAGCCTTTCTGTATCATTTACAACTCCATCTTCAACAGCAAATGGACAGATGAGACTATATAATGGATCTTCTTCTCCATCAGATATTGTCTACTGGGACAACTTAGCAATATATTCTGGATCTGGCACAATCTCTGGTTCCCCTGTTGCATGGTATTCTCCATATGAGCACTATAACGATAGAGAGGTAGTTCTATTCTCTTCATCCTCAGTATATTCATCAAACATAACTTTGTCACAACCAATGACAATCTATATGACAGTTAGGCCATTTGAAGATGGTGGAATTATCGGTGGAGATACGTCCTCTCAGCCATCCATATATGTATCGTCTGGATCTTATGTAATGTCTGCTGGAAGCCAAATAGTTGGAGGAGTCAACGATGGAGACTTCAAAACAATAGTTTGCGTATTTAACGGAAATAGTAGTTCTATCATTGTTAATGACTCAATATACTCTGGCAATTCTGGAACTGGATCTTATTCATCGGCATTTGTTGTTGGTAGAAGCATTACTGGGCCAACCGCATCATCATTCTTTAATGGTCAAATAGCAGGAATTCTTATATACGGAGAGGCTCACTCTGCTGATAGAATAGATTATATTAAACAATACATGAGGGACTCATTTAATGTATAGGAGAGAGAATGATTAAAGAACTTGGAACATTAGGGCTTTTTATAAAGTTTAATGAGTCTGCTTCAACATCATTTAAGTTTATAGAGATATTCTCTTCATCTGCCATGACAACATCTGTATTTTCAGCAAGCACAAATTCATCAAAAAATATTGTTATTCCCAGCACCGCTAGCACATTTATAAATGGACAATATGGTACGTCGGTATATGACGATGAATGGCTGCACCTAACATTTATATTCGATCCTAAACTAAAGACCGTATCGTCTGCTAACTTTGTTGTTAGGCTTGGAGATACACAAAAGGCTAATTTTCAAATACAAAATATTTATATATTAGACAATCTACTAGATACAATGAGCATTTATAACATTCATAATGCATTTAATGGAGACTCTGCATATGTAGTAGGTGGAGACTCCTCGTCTGCCTCACTGAAAATTGTTGATAGAGATGAAGCAAAACACACATCAAGTTCTACATATTCTGTATATCAGCCATACCTAGATCAGTCAAGGTTCCTAACAGATGTGGCCGCTGTCACAGAACTTTCTGCATCGGCATATACAAGCGTTGGACTATCAAGAACAGCACAGTTCTTTGATGGAGTAAAGGTAGTGTTAGGAGACAGAATACTTTCTACTCTAGACAACAAAGTATATGAAGTTCAGTCAAACTCTACTCTTTTAGAGATATCTTCATCAAATGGAGATTACGTTCACGTTACTAATGGTGTTGAGTTTTATGGATTTAATTTTCTAAAGTCTAATGGTGTGTTTGCAAAAGCACCATTTTTGGAAAAAGTTGCTACTATAGAGTCTTCACAGCAATAAATTAATACTAATGTGATAGAATCAATGTATGAAAAACCTCAGAATGTCAATAGTTCAAGACCCATCACCATATGGGCTTTATGTATGGAAACTTCCAACTGGAGAAATCTTTAAAGATGAAGATGGCAATGTTTTAAACATACCATCCCTAAAGGGCGATGTGGAAAAAATTAAAAACATTAAAGAAGCCGCCGCATACTATGGAGAGCCAGAAGGCGAACCCGCTTGGATTCCAGGCGTTGGAAGGGTAACAGAAGAAGAATATCAACAAGATCTGTACCTGATGAAAGAAGGCTATACGCCATATGGAGACACAGGAGCGTGGAGAGATGCAGCAAGAGCAACAAGAGCAATTGATCAGCAGCGTTAGGCTTGATAGATATAATAGCGAAACGCTGGTTCCAGAGGTAGATGACTTCAAGCAACCTCTAGAAAAAATGCTTGAACTATCAGATCTATCACAAAACTTTAAGAGAAACGTTAAAAGAAAATTTAGTAAGGCTCTTATTACTGTTAGTGGTCAAATAGTTGAGGCAGAAAATAATCAATACTCCGGTGACCAAGCATCATCAAAGCAAATTATTCCAGACAAGTACGGCTATGGAGCATTTGACGTTGTTGAGCCACAGTACAATCTATATGCTCTTTCAAAGATATATGAACTTTCTGCTGCAAACTTTGCTGCAATTAACGCAAAGGTTGCGAATATTGTTGGTCTTGGATATGACCTAAAGCCAACAATGGCTGTCATGCAAAAGATGGAAGATACAAGCAGTGTAGAAGATCTTGCTAGATATAGAAAGAATATTTCTAGAGCAAAAGCAAGAATGATTGACTGGCTTGAGTCAAGAAATGACGACGATACTCTTACTGCCACCTTAATCAAGGTCTATATTGACGTTGAATCAACTGGAAACGGCTACATAGAAATTGGTCGCCGCGCTGACGGAGAGATTGGATATATAGGACATATTCCTTCATCAACAATTAGAGTCAGAAGAATTAGAGATGGTTTTGTTCAAATTGTTTCAGGCAGGGCTGTATTCTTTAGAAACTTTCAAGACACTGTAACTAAGAATCCAATAACAACGGATCAAAGGCCAAATGAAATAATTCATATCAAGAACTATACTCCGACCAATACATACTATGGAATTCCAGCAATTGTTCCTGCAAAAAATGCTATGGCTGGAAACGAGTTCTCTTCAAAGTTCAATCTTGAGTACTTTGAGAACAAGGCTGTCCCAAGATACATATTCTGGCTCAAGGGCGCTAAGATGTCACGCGAAGCAGAAGAGAGATTATTTGAGTTCTTCCAAGGAAATCTGCGTGGACAAAACCATAGAACAGCAATTATTCCGCTTCCAGCAGATACTCCAGATAACAAAGTTGAGATGAAGATGGAGCCGATTGAGGCTGGCATACAGGAATCTTCATTTAATCAATACAGAAAGTCAAATAAAGAAGAAATCTTAATGTCTCACAGAGTTCCCGTATCTAAGGTCGGTGGAGCAGAAGGAATAGGTCTTGCAGCAGCAAGAGAAGCAGATAGAACGTTCAAGGAACAAGTATGTCGTCCAGCACAAGACTCCCTTGAAAAGAAGATAAGCAAGATTATTCAAGAAAAGACTGATATCTTTAAGTTTGAATTTAATGAACTCACGCTGACAGATGAGGAAACACAGTCAAAGATAGATGAAAGATATCTTAGAATGAAGGTTATTGTTCCTAATGAGGTAAGACCAAGACTTGGACTATCAAGTCTTCCAGATGGAGACACTCCAGTTCAGTTAACTGGACAGCAAGCAGCAGAGCAAACGGCGCAAGCAACTGGAAACAGGCTGCGTGATCAGCAAAGATCTGCAAGTCAATCAGATGCTGCTGGCCTTAGTCGTGCAACACAGGGCGATGGAAGACAACAGCAATAAAATAAACTAAATTGGAGATATAATATAACTACCATGACTGAAATTATTAAGGCACATTTTAGCGGAGACGGCGATGATATTCGTCTTAGTATGCCAATTGCTAAAATTGACCAAGAGCGCAGAATTGTTAGCGGATTTGCAACGTTAGATAATATTGATCGTCAAGGAGATAAACTTACTCCAGAGTCATCTAGAGATGCTTTTGCAAATTTTCGTGGGAACGTAAGGCTAATGCACCAGCCAATTCCTGCTGGAAAAATTCTTTCATTTAGAGAAAATACATTTTATGATGCAAAAACTGCCAAAACCTATAGTGGAATCTTTGTAGATGCCTATATATCAAAAGGTGCTGAAGATATTTGGCAG